GGGATCGAATCCCTCCATCTTTGTAGGAGATTCAGCCATTAATACTGAGATTCAATTTGAGTGTTTGGACCTGGCCTAGTCCTCACAGCCTAACACTCTCATACAGGACTTACTCGCGCAACCCCGTATCCGTTCCTCCATCCGACGCTGATCATCCACAGGTATCCCCCAAGCGACAGCAAAGTCAGCTCGAGCTTCAGCAGTGATAACCTGTGGTCCACGGTTTCTTCGCCAATCCGTCATCCAATCTGAACAATGTCGCTCACGGATCACCATTTGTCTGAAGGTTTCTCTTGCTGTTCCAAACTTTTGCAAATACAATGCAAATTCCTGTAACACGGGCACACCATCATTAATGGCGAGCTCACCTTCACCGACAGTTGCAACCCAATCCCCATACGTGCTATGTTTTACGAAATGGTGTATGCAGTCTGTAGCCCTACTGAGAACTCGCTCAGGATTACGGACCATACGCCACACACCACCAATCCGGCACGGTCTACTCTGACAAAACTCCACCTCATGAATGGAGTATGCATTTTCATACTTAATGGGTAAGCCACATTCTTCGAAGATCCGCCAGTTGGGCTCAAACTCATCTTCACAGATGACGACAGAATCGTCACCAAGGATGATTTTGCTGTGTTCAACATCCTTGTAAATAAACTCTTCCACTGCAAGCATAACCACACTGTCCCCCAGTGAAGTACAAGCTTCACCGGAACCCATTGTGTAACTCGATCTGTATTTAATACCAGATCTCGTAACACCTTTGTTACGCCGCATCTCATGGACGAATTCTGAACACGCCTTATTACAGTCAACATATAAGGCAAATTCGATCAACTCCCTCACATACTTATTCATGTGAGCATCGAATCTGGACACATCATAAAGATCTGCCCTCGGCCTGACATATTTGCCCCATTGTCGACTTACCCAACCGCCTGTCTGCCTAGTTGTCATTCCCTTGGCAAACATTTGTTCTTCTCTACTCCCTGAAGGTTCAAACTTTTGGCACCAACCAAAAATCCAGTGCTCTATGGGCATCAGTACTTTTTGAAATTGCGTTGTAAACACAAACGATCTATATTGAATGAGTCTTGGATCTTTATACTCATTAGGATCGTTCCGGTCATCACCAGATTTCTCATGCTTAATAAACCCATGTAGCAGTGTGTCTTTGTACATTAATCCTCTAGTTTGATAATCTTCAAGGGCCTGGATGACTCGCGCCCGCCGGTGACTTGGCGTTAGCCTAATCACCTCTTGGTCTGTAAGCGTACAGAACCGTCGCCTTGGCCTAACACTATGAAAGTGCCTAGCCACGGCTCGCACCGTCGGGAGGGAGGGGTGCACCCTGCTCACCAAATGCCTATTGTGCAGTGACCGCAATTCATTTTGAATGCAGCCATGATACACAGTCATGGGAATTTGATAGCCCTCGGGTTTGTCGACAACAGACCAGCAGCCATGTTTATGGTCGCATATCTGTGTCGGCACGAAATCGATGGAATGTTGTTCACCAATTTCACCCAAGGGTGCTTTAGAGCAGAGTGCACGGGGTCTGCGGGATTGTCAATCCAAAGGAATGACCTGTGCGTCATATTTGAACAAAAACTTGCTCAAAACAGACGTACAGGCCATCCCCAATCCTGCGAA